GCCACTTTTGGCCCGTAGTATTCCCACCAGTTTTTATCCCAGGCAAACAGAACATCCGCCCATGGCGTAAAAAATATTGCACAGTTAACGGCAACCGTCTTGTAGCAACCGCGCAACAGTTCCACATCCGACCGCAACAGGGAAGGACCAGCACCAACAATGAGCCATTTATTGTCCAAAACCAGCCCTCACTTTTGCCACAGCACTATTCACCGTTACATCCCACAGCTCCACAGCACCGCGCAAGAATCCATCCTGCGCCTCCCGGTACCTTGCATAATTAGCGGTCCAACCGATGTACAACACCTCCTCCCTATCAGGATTCCAACGCACTAATGTCACACTGACAGGTTCACCAGCAACAATAGAACCGATAGGATATTTCTTCTTGTTCTCATTTTCCGTAGGACCACTAGGCATATTACCAACAGCAGCTTGAATGCTGGCCCGTAAAAAGCCCGTGTCCACGCGCATCCGACCCCCCTCATCACGAACACGTTGCGCCATGGATACAGTTTCCTGCACAGCAGTTTTCGCCACCGTACGATAGCGTTGAGTGACCTTACGATTAAATGCCGCAATCTGTCCAGAGAAGCTCACGCGGCTCTCCTTTCCACAGCAACAAAGTCAATCTTGTGCTCAATGTAGCAACGGCAATTAACAACCTCACTCGCTGAACCTTCACCAGGATGTTTGAGCATGGCACCAGTGAGTGGGTTGTGAAAATATTCGTTGATGCCGCGTTTTTGCCCACTCATGCGCAGATGCCCAGGCCGCTCATTCAAGCTAAAACTATGCCGCCAAATTCTTGTAACAGCGTTGACGGGAGCCAAACCCTCATCAACTATTTGACGCAATGCTTCATCGCTGGCTTCATTCAATGCTGCTAATGTTTCCGTCCTGGCGATATTATCGCCGCGATGCTTTAGCATCCGGTCGCTGTACCGTGCTGTTATTTTTTCTCTGGTGGCTTTTGGCAACGGTGTACCATTCTCAAACGATTGACGCACGATACTGTCAAAGCGCCGATCGCGTAAGCGCCGCTGAAAGTATCTGGTATTGAAATCAAGTAAATCGTCACCAGCATTGGTGATATATTGCGCTTGCTGTTGCGTTAATCCAATCACGCCGCCGGACCGCCTGCCAGTTTGCGCAGCAATTCTTCCCACAATATCCAGGGCTGTGGTACGCGGGTTCAGTCCCTTGGCCATGGCGTTCTGTAACATCACTTGTATGGCCCCGCGTTGCTCAGCCAGCAACTTACCAGTGATTAACTGAGAGGAACTATTGCGCAACCATAATTCTGCGCGTGGATTATTTATATTGAATTCAAAGCCGAGCCGCATCGGCACATCAGCAGCCAGCACGAATATACCTGCCTGCATATAGGCTTTGCGTATTTCTTCAGTCAAGCCGGACCACATGCCGTCGTGCAAGCCAGCCGCCTTTATTAAAGCATCGAGGTTTCCGGCTTCAATGGCAGCTTCCATCGCTGCGATGCTGGCACGGGACAGGGACAGCTTAATCGCCCTTTCAAATGCTCTCCGCAACGGTCCTTCCAGTTGCTTCAGCAATTTATTCATTTGACTGCGAGTTAACTGCATTTCGGCACATCCGATCGCATACTATCAACAATGAACGTGGCACGGAACATTTTGACCCGATCCTTGCCATGGCCTTGATAATAGTAATGGCCCATGTGAGGAACTTGGTGCCCGATCATTTTACCGTCTAAAGTGAACAAGATGCCCTCACCATTTACATTACGCACAATGAGATCAACCTTGTCAACGTTATCCAGTTCATTAACTACCTTCTCACAAATACTTTCCATAACATTAGCACCGGTCCAGGTTTAAGTGATTTAATCAATATTACTTGCAGCACTTGCCCACCAATCCTGATGCGATCAACAAGTTTAGGATCAACCAATACTCCCTCAGAACTTACCAAATACGCTTCATCCGTCATCTGTACATTGGTCCCGACAGTATCCTCAGCGGTTATCTTTGTAGCAACAACAGTTACCGGCTGTTCGATATCTGCCCCAGGCTGTGGATCATATGCTGGCCCAACAGTAACGCCCGGCATTAGCAACACAGCATCCTTGCCGAAATCTTTAAGCAGCGGCTGAACAACTGTATCTCGTAAATCGCTGTAGTCAAACGCTGCCATCACGCCACCCAGGGCCAAGGTATATTCATACCGTTAGGGAATGTCGCGATGCATTTAAGCAGATCGTAAACTGCCGATAAAACAGGCCGCAACATTCCAGCAGGGTCACCGGTGACGCCTTGCTCCACTGGCGTCATGTACGTAACCTCAATTACATCAACCTTGACACTTTTCTTTTGCTGGCCGGGGATAAGTGTTGGTGCAAGAATACCAGGGCTGATCAATTCAGCAAATGCCGCGATAAACGCAGCCTGACGGACTTCAGCAGGCACTTCGTTATCTGGCACAGCATCACCGTTGCAATCTATTACGCCACTACGCGGCCAGGACAATCCCTGTAAGCCGCGCCCGCATGCCAGGCTACCATCCCATTCAGGATAGGACGTTAACCAGGCACTTGCCCGCAAAATAGCTGCATCCGTTACAGCGTCATTAGCCACCGTCGTACCAGGCTGATAGTCGGTTGCGTAAGTGATAAAAGCTGCCCGTGTGACAAATGCATTCGCAGTAGGCACACAAGCACCAGTTTCAACCACCAAGGACATTACCTATACTCCTCAGCGAGTTCTTCTGCCTTAGCCCTACGCACGCTTTTATCCAGCACCTTAAACCCGTTGACATAAATGTCCCACCAGCCCCCACCACGATCGTACAACTCTACGCCACTGCCTGTGAGTTTTTCTGGAATATCGAGCTTGGTTGCTGCAGCAAAAGAAGCATCAACCGTATTAGCGCCAGAAGTATCAACGCCACCATTACCATTAAGCGAAAGCACGCCGCTATTTACCCACCTGGCCGACGTGCTATTCGCCATGATCGCCTTCAACTGGCCATCAGAAATTTCAACCGTCTGGCCAGGATCCAAAACAATCGCTGGACGGCCAGGAAGTCCAAGCCGTCTGCGACCGGTATTCGTTAATGTATTCATTTCATTTCTCCAGCGGCTTAGATGCCGTCTACATAGCTGACCTCGTTCGGCAACCTGATATCCAGACCGCCAAACCGCATCACACCAGGCACCTCATACCGCAGAGGACCGCTCTGCCATACCGGCAGAAAACGATGCGGCATCGGTATATGCAACTTCAGCACCTCAGGGTCACGCCGATATGCCACCATGCGTGCCGCACCGCTCACACCTGCTGTATCCAACTGCCTTGTGGCGCGGATAACCAATGGTGCTCCAGTCTGCGCGGTATAGACGTTGTTCTGCCGGATGAACTGCATCACCGTTGTGTTGGTATCGGTAAGCCGTGTAGAAGCAAGCAGATTCCAACGTGCAAACGGCACCAACAGCGTATCCGCCAAGATAACGTTATTGGTAGCTGTCTGAATGTTGGTCAGTGCATCGTTAACATCCTCGATGATATTATCGGGAGTCGCCGCAGGCCAGTTTCCATTAGTTGCCGGTGTTGCGGTAACGGTCGGATAATCAAACAGACCAGAAAAACCTTTAACCGTGTCACCTTGCAAGGCTACGCGATCAATCATTTCCTCGGCGGCCCGTCTGGCTGCCATGGCTTTATCATTGGCGAGATTCAACCCCAGCATCTGGGCTTGATTGATCTCTTCCCAACCGTAGCCATACCCAATACCAGCGGTATAAACGGAAGTCTCAAACTGCGAGTGCTCCGTATCAGCCATCGGCACGTCATCAGCATTGCCATTCAACCAGTCAGCCACGCCCGCCTTGTTGGCTGAAAAATACGTGACTGTCTTAACGAATGGATTGGCTGATGTATCTACCGGAATCAGCAACGGATATTGGATATCAGCGTACTTGACCTGATAGACTTGCTGCTCCACATGCGCAGTTTGGCTAATAACAAAGCCCAGCGCGGCTTGTGCATCAAACGTTTTCATAATGAACCTCCTGCCAGGCGCAGTTGCGCAAGATCACCATCATCAGCGGTAGTCTCCCACCGAGCATTCGGAATCGCCGTACCGCCGGTCTTTTTCTTCAACACACCAGCAGCGCCGCCTTCCACCAGGTCGCCAGCGGCCACGCCGCCAGAGTTGGCCACCCAGATCACACCTTCTGTCATGATACGGGCAGTATCATTGAGCGCGAATGAACTTGGTGAACTCGGTGCCACCGATTGTTCACGCACCGTCACACCGAGGAACTTGGTGCCGTCAGAAATGATGCAGCCCTTGTCGTTGGTACCTTGCATCACGGCAACGCCAAACCCGATCCCCGCCACCGTCTCAACCGTGCGCGAGATCAGTATACGCGGTTCCTCGTTCGCAATCGCTCCAGCATAACCTTCCGGAATGGTATCCAGATAACTTGATTGTACAGTACCCATCACTGAGCCTCCTTAACATTGCCTTTCCAGGCATTTTGCATACCTGCCACCATCGCAGCATGCGCCTTATCAACAGCGTCAGCGGAACTGTGAACATCACCAGAGCGCAAAACCTGACGCACCGGATCTTGACCGGCATCCTCCGCCAGAATATCAAACCGTGCCGCAATGTACTCCGGCGATTTGTCTTTCACAGCATCCTGCCCCAGCTTTGCCTCCACCGCTGAACTACGAATCTGCTCAGCAGTTTTGCCGGTGTAGTCCTTGTCGGCTATTCGCTTCGCTTTGGTGATGAGGTCAGCCCGTTCCTTCACCTTTGCATCCAAGGCTTCATCGCTGAGCAGCTTGCCTTTCAGACTGTCGATTTCAGCATCCTTCGTGGCAAGTTCCTTATCCTTGGCGTTAATGGCTTCGGCATGCTTAGCTTCAGCGTCCTTTTGCGCTTTGCGTGCCTCTCCCAATTCATTGCTCAACTTGGCGATAGCTTGAGCACCCGCATCTGTAGTCTGGACGGAAAGCCCATCCACAGTAATAGTGGTCAATTTCACTTCACTCATATCTGAGTCCTCCAAAGAAACATCTCCCAATCTTAGTTGAGAACCGCCTCTGGCATGGGAGACAAGCGCCAAATGGTTCATTCGCAAATTTCGTTGGATAGCGTCATACTGCTCGCCCTCCGGTGTTACTCCATCCTTCATTTCCAGGTCCATGGTATAACCCATGGAAAGTTCCCGTATGCCATTCCTCCATTCATTTATAGCGCTCGCGTCCATCAACAACATGGGCACACGTACAAATTGCCCATCACGCATTACCTCGCCGCCTGTTTGTCCTTTTGCGTGCGCTGCCCAATTAACAGCATCAATCATACCATCAGGGTGAATCAGCGTCACTGGCCTGTGCGCATAGGACGCGAGCGAATCTTTAGCAAACACTTCTTCCGGTGGCCGGTAAACCTTGATCACTCTGGCAGGATCACCATCCAACCCAAGTTCATCCGCCCGATACAACTGAATACCGGTACGAGCCACCTTGGCTTCTGCTACCAGGTAACCATCGCGCGTTAACCTTGGCCGACTAACGTCCACAGCGTCGTACAGCAATTTATCAGCCATCTTGTTCCTCCTGAATATGTCTTGACGGTTTGGTAATGGCTTTCACTGCCCACATGGCAGCTTCCTCAAATTTTGTCTGCGCAATTGCGGCACAGCGACCAGCCTCATCGCCGAGATCAACAAGCGGTTGCAACGCATCAATGAGATTCGCCGTAGTCACCTTCACTGTATGGATCTGCTCATCGCCAGAAGGATTAAAATCAACCCCAACTCTGTATTCACCCTTGGTCATCTTGCTCCTCCTGCTCAACCTCAACGTTGACTTCAAATGCCGGTAAAATGGAATGCTCAATCAACAAATTGGCAGCGGCT